GAACACTATCTCCAAGCATATGTTGTGCGGCATCAGTTCGGTTCTTCCACCATACAAAATCCGGCTGAAAACCAACACCAGTCACAGATTGTGAGGTTGGGTTTGTGCCAGTGTAAAGCACAGTATTAAAGTGTTCGTCACTCGTTGTGGCGCTGTTGGGGCCGATGGTTGGCTCTGCTATGTTAGATGTTTTAATTTCTTTATATGAAGCATCACCGTAATCCCAAAGATTTCTGTCAACTCTAATTTTATGACCACCAGTTACGTTGGAACCGTTGCCACTAAAAATTGTCCAATCGGTTCCAGTTAGTCCTGATGCGTAAAAACCAGTACCTGCACTTGGGTCGGCTGAATTAAACCAAGTTCCGTTTCTGCCAATATAAAACTTACCATCTTTAATTAGGTACATCCAAACATCATTAGCCGCACCAGCCACACCTAAAGTGGCTGTTTCTACACCGTCAAGGTAATACCAAAATTGGTTACTGCCACCAGCACCTCTTCTATAAACACCCCACCAACCAGACCTGTCACTATCTCCCGGCACTCCACCATACTGATTTATTGAATCTGTAAAATTCATCATACCGTGAGTACAACCAGCACCCGGCGTACCTGTGTGAGTTACTTCGTAATAATACCCATCTGTATCTGTGGCATCAAAGGTAACAGTTCCTGCATATCCAGAACTACTGCCCCTTTCTTCCAGCCCACCTTCACGAACATCATCAGATGATGCGTTTGTGTATTTGCTTACTGTTGATAATACAGCCATATTATTAGTCGGGCTGTCCGGCACGACATCGCTTGCGGCTAGGTTAGTCGCAGTAAAGTCATTGGTGTTGCCTGATAGGTCATCGCCTATTGCGCTGCTGTCTGCGAATGACAAATAGAAACCATTTGTTCCATATGTTAATCCTGATACTTCCTTTGGCACCCAGATGCCGTTGATGGTTTCACCAAAGTCAGAAGCTGCATATTGTGTTCCATCAACAAAATGCACCTCTGCCATATAGCCATCAAAAAAAGTACCACTACCACTATAATTTGAACCTATACGATGTGACCCGGTTGTATTTATATCATAGTTAAAATTAAGACTTGGATAAGTAGCAGTAGTAAAATTTGTTACTCTTTCTCCGTTAACATAAATTTTAACACGGTCAGACGATGTTGCTTGTGTTGTATCTACAGCTAAAACAATATGATACCAAGACGACACATCCCTAAATACTTGTTCAGTCTGTACATTATTAGTTGTAGAGTTTGAATCATAATGAAAAATTTGAAACTTATCATTTGAAAAAAAGCGAACATATGTAGCATTATCTGCATTTGAGCCACCAACAAAAAGATACTGCGTAGTGCTTAAAGTACTCCTCTTAAGCCAAGCAGACCAAGTCCAAACTTGTCTATCACCAGCAGTTGATGGTGTACGATTTAAGTTTGCACTATCGTTGTCATTAAACCGCAAAGACTGGTCAATGCTGTAGGGATAAAATGCACCACCTGCGTTATACATCCATTGTGATGACCCAAACGGACCTGACATATTTAACCTCTAGGGAACAGCCGCAAAAGCAAGTTGCGGTGTACCAAGTAAAATTTTATTATCTGCTTGAATAATATAAGGAACTAAATCAACCGCATTTGCAGCACTGGATAAGTTAAGTGCGCCACCAGCCGCTGTGTAGTCACTATCAACACTTACTGTATGAGTACCAGAACTATCCTGTATAAATATCATAAAACCAGACTGCCCAGCTTGGTCAGAAATATCTGCTGTTTGATTAGATAAAGTTATACTTGCAGTAAGCGTAAGTATAAAGTTTTGATACGTGTCAAAATCTAATTCAGTATTACTTGACAGTGTAGCTGTTTGCGTTTTACCCGGTACAGCTTTGTTAAGCGTAACTTCATTCAATGCAGTAGTACCTGACACAGTAAGGCCACCATTGATTGTACCGCCAGATGTTAAGCTATCTGCTACACTAAATACATCATATACAATAATCTCAACAATGTCACTTGCTGACAATGCAGCTAGACCACCGATAGTGTTTGCAGTTGTTGTGTTATAGTCGGTGCCAGCTACAAGTGCTACACCGTTGAGTGATACATCTACGTAGTTACCGTCAGTGAATAGTAAGGTTGCTCCACTGTCAGATGCACCAGATAGAGATGTCTCACCGCCTGTAGCTGTGAAGTAAAAGCGACTGCGAACACCTAGTTGTGGGGATTTACCTATGTATGCCATTGGGTTTCCTTATGGAGTTTCCTGTTCAGCCAAATGCGCCGCATACGCATCCTTAACGGCTTGTGTATGTACTGCCGCACAGATAGCTTGCACCTCTGCGCTTTCGCCTGTGATGTCAGCGTCTGGTGCTACAACGTGCCGATGATATGTGCGACTAATCTCAATCCCATCACGCTTGATAATAGTAGCCGTGCGAACCTGCACCATTGAGTGTGGTTGCACAACTTCAATTTTATCTTCAATCGTTTCTTCTGTGAGTGCCATTTTTATCTCCTAAACTCTATAGGTCATGTTTACAGAATAGCTACCATTTACAAGGCAGTTATTACCCCACCCATCTGCACGTCTTGATGTAAATGAAGTTGCTCCTGTACCTGCGGTAAACATAAAACCAGTCAAACCAGTTGTGTTTGTTTCTGAAAACAACCCTAACAATTCTCTAGCACCCGCAAATGGTAAACCACTTACAACAAAGTTAGTCCCTGTGCCTTTATCAGTAACCTGAAACCTGCAAAACACATAAACTGTGTCGCCAACTTTTGTGTAAGTTGCAGATATTGCTGTATATGAATTTATTGTGCCACTTTCGCCAGCCACAGTTGGCGTCCAAGTACCTTCTTCATAATCATCAAGATAATTAGCCGACCCAGTGCCGCCCAAGTAGACACCGCCAGATAACGTAATGTCATCAACAGTACCGATACCCGTATTTGTTATCTTAGAAAGTGCCATTAGCTACCCCTTATGCGTATGGGCTATCACCACAACATGAAGGCCAAGCTGCCTTTAGTTCTGCAATAGTTGTTGCGCTGTCACCAGCAGTAGGTGCATCACGCAGTGCTTGCTTATCAGCCACAATCTGTGTTGTATCTGCGCTTGTTTCCAGTGCCTTCATATAGTCAGTGTCCAGTGCCTCAAGCAAAGGTTTACGTGCTTCACGAACCTTATCAGCAAAGATTTCTTTTGCTTTGTCCAAGTCCTCTGAGATAACAGAACCTGACAATGACCATGCACCACGAAAGGCACGGTCAGAAGGAACGGTTGCGGTTGAAGCGTCAATCTGGTTCCCGTCCTTGTCTACGATGTATGTTGTTACAGCCATTGTGTACTCCTTATGCTGCTAAATCAGTGGCTTCAATGTGTTCAGCTATCTTCCAAGCATTGCGCCACTCACGTGTGCTTGGTAGCTGTTCTTTGCGGCAAATCACCATCTTTGGTTTGTTGCCCTCATTCCAAGTCTTCCAGACGTGCTGTGGCACATCCTTCTGAATTAGGTATTCTATCGCTTCTTCTTCAGTCATCGCTGGCATTGGTTCTGTCTGGTGAAGCAGGTATCCTCTGGTGTGCTTCTTGAAGTCTGGCTGGGCTTCATCCTTTGCCAGTTCCCAATAGACCCAGACAGGCGGCAGGATACCGCCCTGCAATGCACACGCCATCCAGTTAGGGTCAGGCACAAGTATCTTCGCGCACTCATCAATGCTGTCCTCATAGACAACACGATAGTCTGACTGCACACCGTCTAAGTTTTCCTTTGACCAACACAAACGGTCAAACAGGTGAGTGCCTTTGAAGTCTGGTGTTTGCATTAAGCGAGGTCTCCTATAAACATCAAACTGGCATACTTTTGTTCATCTATAGTTGACGATACTTGATGTGATACTCTTCTGGTTGTGCTGGTAGGTGCTGATTCATTACCATTTGCTGAAATTCTATCAAAACCAATATGCCCACCTGCCGCACCATCCGCAGTATAACCGCCAGTTCCTATTGCTAAATAATCTGTTGCAGTAGCAAAAGCGTTTGTGTGTGTAATCGTATGGTCTGCGTTTGCATTATCTGTGATACTGCTGTGATTAAAACTGTCCCGCACCGCTGGCGTTATTGTTCCGTCATAATTTACCCACGCCTTCGCACTACCATTAACAACATAGTTCGTGGCGATTGACCCAGCGGTGCTGTGTTCCAGCGTATCTGCTACAATTTTACCTGCCATTACGCAATCTCCCCGATAACAAACGTAGAAACATTGCCCTTGTCTCTAAATCCGTTGTTTTCAATCGTATAATATTGATATGATGCTGTTGCTTCTGCTAATGTATAATTACAAACATCATTGTTTGCTAACTCGTTTTGACTGTCTACAGCAGTTGCATAGCTTGTTGAACTAACCATATTATTCGTGAAAAACACTTGACCTTGACCTGTTGTAGTATCAGTAAAGCTAGAAACCCCAACGCTGTCACTTATTGTAGCGATGTCGTGGTTTATTCTTGCCCAACAAGCAGGTAAGCAATTATTCAGTGTGAAGGTTGCTGCACCGCCTGTGCTAGTAATAGTTATGTTACCAGCAATGGTCTTGCCAGTGAGGGTATCTACTTTTATCTCACTCATGCTAGGTCTCCATTTATGGTCACACCAGATTTAGGCACATCATACCAAGCACCACTAGTTGGGTCAGTGTAGGCAAAATAAACCTGTAGTTGTGTTGTACTCATTGTTGCGCCAATGTGAACACTTGAAGCA